GTACGAAATCCTGAAGAATCACCCAGGTAGCGGATTGCCGACCGCGTTGGAATCTGAGAAGTATCGCGCCGATCTTGTCTGCCATCTTTTCCGTGCCGATCGCCCCGGCCAGCGGCGAGGCATCCCGGAGCTGACGCCAGCTCTACCCCTGTTTGCGGTGCTGCGACGCTGGACGCTGGCCAGTCTTATGTCCGCAGAAGCGGCCGCAAACTTTTCCATGTTGCTCTACACCGACAACCCACCGGACGGCGAAACGCATCCTACCAACCCGTTCGATTCGGCAGAAATCGATCGGAATATGATGATGACGCTCCCTGCCGGGTGGAAGCCTGAGCAGATGGAAGCCAAGCATCCAAACGCCACCTTTGCCGAGGTGCAGAAGCTGATCATTGCCGAGATCGGCCGGGCGATGGAAGTGCCGTTCATCATCGCGTCTGGGAACAGTTCCGACAGCAACTACGCAAGCGGCCGGCTCGACTGGCAACTCTACCGGAGCAAGGTGCGAATCGACCGGCACCGGATCGAGCGCCTTGTCCTTCGGTCGATCTTTAACTCATGGAAACGTGAAGCCATCTTGACCGAAGGCCTATTGCCGCAGGAGATGCGCACCGTTGACAGCGACTGGGCTCATCAATGGATGTGGGACGGATGGCAACATGTTGACCCGCAGAAGGAAGCAAACGCTCAGGCCACCCGGCTGGAGAGCAATACCACCACCCTGGCCGAGGAATACGCCCAGCGCGGACTCGACTGGGAGGAGCAGGTAGAGCAACGCGCCCGCGAGATCGCCAAGTTGAAAGAGCTTGGGATCACGCAGACCGAGGCCGCTCCCAAGCCGGCCGCGGTCCAGCAGGAAGAAGACGACGAAGAAGACGAGGAAGAACAGGCCGCACAAGCTGGCCGGATCTTGCGTGATGCAGGCGGACGCGTGATCGGATGGGGGAAATAATGAGCCAGAAGCCAGACATCACCCCGCTCGTCATGGCCGCTGTCGCCGCGTCGGAAGATGCAGCCAAGGCCGCCCAGGCCGCAGCGCAAACGGTTCAGTCTATCACTGAATCGCCCAGGGTCGTCAGGGCCGGGTCGATGGTGGTCGATTTCTTCCAAGGGCCGCCTGGGCTCAAGGGCGAGGCTGGGCCACAGGGACAGCCAGGGCCGCAAGGCGAACCTGGCCAACCTGGTCCTATCGGTCCGATTGGTCCAGCGGGCCCGCAAGGCCGAGATGGGCGCGACGGCCAGCAGGGACCTCCAGGACCTGTCGCTAAAATCAAGCGAATCATTTTCAACCGAGGCGCTGACGGGCGGATTGAATCTGCCGAGCCATTGTACGAATAAGGACTAAACCATGGCCAATATATCCGCCATTGCCAATGCCGTCCGGTCAGCCATGTGCGACGCGATGGTTGACTCACTCGACGCCGGTAGCGGTGCCGGCAAGGTCAAGATCTACACCACGGCCAAGGGAACGCTCCTGGCCACCATCACGCTGAACGACCCTGCCTTTGGCGCGGCGTCCAACGGCGTTGCTACAGTCGATAGCGACCCGACCATCAGCGGTACCGCTGTGGCCGGAGGAGTTGCTGCTGTTGCTGAGTTCACCGACAGCGACGACAACATTAAATTTGAGGGGACCGTTACCGCAACTGGCGGCGGCGGCGCTCTCACCTTGGCGTCTACCACGATCGCGAACGGCGGGACCGTAACGATCGGTGGTGGCACCATCACCATCCCGGCGGCGTAATGTCCTGGTTATTCGTCGACACAGAGGAAAGCAGTTACGCGCCACCGCCTCCCGGAAAGCTGGCGCTACTGTTCATTTTTCGCGACGAAGAAACGGGGAAAGAGAGGTCGCTTCTCAGCTATCTTGACGAAAATTACGGAGAGGAAGACATTGTAGCGGAAGCCGATCGTCTGCGAGTTTGTCTTGATAACGGGGAACTCTAATGACCGAGCTGTACATGGACCCGGAGCTTGGCAATAACGCCAATGATGCCACGAGTTTCGGAAACAGCGTGGCCGGATTCAACTCCGGAATTACTACGGGACGCACGGAACCAGGCGACAGGATACGCATAAAGTCCGTGCGAACTGGCAGCCTGAGCGGCTGCAGCATCACGGCCAACGCTACAACGGTAACGCTCCCGAGTGGCAACCATAAGTTTTTGACCGCATGCGATTCTACCACGGGATGGACGTTTGCGGCAAACATCACAGGAGCCGCAAGCACGACCCGATGGGAAGGCACAAACTCAGTTGGATTCACTCCTGCATCTGCATTCACTACCGGGCAGATTGGGTATTATGATCTGGGGGCCGATACAGACCTGTCAGCGTTCTCGGCGATTCACTGTGCCATGGACTGCGGAAACGTTGCGCAGACCATTACGCTGAAATTGTGCAGTGATACATCAGCAACGGTAGTGGTTGCAACACTTACCTACAACGGGAAGGTCGCGGCAGCCGGTTTCCATAGTGCGCTATTCAAGAACGGCGCCGCCCTTCCAAACAACGTGCGGACTCTCTCTTTTGAGGTGAGCGCAGATCCCGGAACAACTATCCTCCGCATCGACGCCATTGCGGCCTGCCACGATCCAGCGGTAACGCCTAACTCCATCATTCCCTGGTCTGCGTTTTCGACTGATCAGTCAGTTGCCAACAATCTCAGCACCGCAAACGATTGCAGCTTCCAGGGGATTCGACACTTCTTGACCGATACAACCGCCACGTTGTTGGGGACAGGCACGTCAGGAACGCAAACCGGATGCGGATGGCCACATGCTACCGTGTCGAGCGGAACGCTTTACGTATGGCACGGAGAACAAAACGACATCCTGACAAACTCCAGCAACAATGCCGTCAACACCATCCAGGAAGCCGGTACAGCGGCAGCGGTAAGTGTGTACGAGGGTGGGTATAATCGTACAGACATGTCAACGCAGGATACTAACGGCATGTCTGTGTTTGTTATATCCAATTTCATTGGATCGTTTATGGTAATGAAAAATTACACCGAACTACGCCGGTGCATCTTCATCGGCAACGGCAGCGCCGGAACTAGTGGCGTTGCTTTCGCCAAAATAAAGGACTGCGCGGTTATTGGAGCAGCTGCGGCACCGGGGCAGATTAGCGGTACTTCCGCGCCTGACTGTGTTTTCGAGAACATACAACTTGCCGGAACGAGTAGCGCCACTGCTTTGACTATTTTTTCCGGCGATAGATCGAAGATGATTGGCGCTAAGCTCACGAACATGCAACCATCTTTCTTGCTAGGTGAGGGCTTACAATTAGAGGACATATGGGTGCGCAGGTCATCAACCTATGGCATGATTTTCACCGGCGGTTCGTGCCGGCAAGGATACAATGCCCGCAAGATAAACGTTGATAACGCCGCCACGGCGGACTTGCGATGTGCGACCGCCGGCACCTCCATCAAAATATGGGACGCAACCCTGTCCGGATCGACCAAGATCAGCACAACCGCCGGGTGCATCATGGTCCAAAATTACGGTGGGGACTCTGCCGCGGTCCTGGGTGGTGCGAACGGACTCACCATCAGTCGCGACACGGCGACGGTTGACGGAACAGCGGCAACAAGTTTGCGCTTGCTGGTCAATTCGTCTTCCTACAGCTCAGGATTTCCGCTCTACTGGGAGGGTCCAACATATAAGCACGGGTCAAGCATCAACGGCGCATCCGTCACCGTGTCCATGCGGATCAAGAAGACTCACGCCACGAACATCTCCGGGCGCTTGGAGGTCAAGCGCGGGATCATTCTGGCGGCTGACGCTACCACGAACATCCCGTCAGACACAAACTGGAACACGGTCAGCGTCAATTTCAGTCCGACCGCTGACGGACCGATTGAGGTGTATTTTGAGTTGTGGTCTACCGCAACCACCGAATCAGTCTATATAAATCCTGAATCCTTGTCCGTGACGGTGGCGTAAAATGGCAGGGACGAACTGGATATATACAATCCCAGACTGGGGCCAACATCAGAAGACGTCGTGGGCATACGGCTCTCCTGATTGGGACTCTCCGCAAATTGCTACTTCTGTATCAGTAACAATCTCTGGTGAAATACCGATGCCGACCGGCGCTTTAACCGCGTCGCACTCTCAGTCCGTAACTGTTGCCGGCGAAATTCCAATGCCTACCGGTGCGCTTACCGCGACGCACGATCAGGCCGTCGTCATTGCCGGCGATATACCGATGCCGACTGGCGCGATCACGGCAGCGCATGCGCAAGATGTCGCGATGTCTGGTACGCTTCCGATGCCGACCGGTGCAATCACCGCGTCGCATTCGCAGAACGTTACCGTTGCCGGGTCTATCCCGATGCCGTTCGGTGATCTATACGATACCGTTCCGGTAAGCGGCGTGGCTGGCGGTGCAGCCAGACGGCACTATGTCCCATCATTCAAGCTGGGCCAGTCGCAAAACTGGTTCAAGATCAACCGCGCAAAGATGCTCGACGAGGATGACGATGAGGTTGCCATCATGGCTTCCATCTCTGTAATCTTCGCATCTGCCGGTCTGGAAATCGAGGAGGTAGAATATGCCAACGCCTAAACTATTCGACAAAGGATGGATGATTGAACAGATGAAAGCCAAGACATTTTTTGCCATGGCCGCTCCGGTCAAACTGGAGGCTGCGCAAGACGAGGAAAAGAAACTACGCAAGTTCCAGATGGAAGCCTACAACGGCGGTGCCATGCGGTTCGCGTGGTCAAGCCGGCCGGTGGTCGTTGACCTTGCCGGCATGGAGATCACCGACAAGCCGCGCCCGATTTTCCGCGATCATGATTCGTCCAGGGTGGTTGGCCACACTGAGGCGATCAAGAACACCGGAAAGGTACTGCGCCTGTCCGGTGTCGCGTCGGCTTCCAATGACGTGGCCCGTGAGGTGGTAGATTCTGCGGACAACGGCTTCCCGTGGCAAGCAAGCATCGGGGCCGAGATCATCAAGATGGAGTCGGTAGACACCGGAAAAGTCAAGGTCAACGGCCAATCATTCCAAGCACCAATCAACATCGTCCGGGCGAGTCGCCTGAGCGAAGTTTCCTTCGTCGCGCTCGGAGCGGACGATTCAACAAGCGCCCGGATGACTGCCGGACGCGTTATCACCAAGGAGAGTCCCATGGACTTCCAGACGTGGCTCATCGCCAGGGGGCTCGACCTGGCCAAGCTCAACGACGCCGACAAGGCGAAACTGCAAGCGGAGTTCGACGCCGCGCAGACCACCCCCACCGATGACAGCGATGCCGTCATCAAGGCCCAGCGCGAGAAGTCCGCCATCGAGGCCGAGCGAATCGCCGCGATCAATGAGGTGTGCTCCAGCCACCCGAAGATCCAGGCCCAGGCCATCCGCGAAGGCTGGTCGAAGGACAAGGCCGAGTTGGAAGTCCTGCGGGCCAGCCGCCCACAGGCTCCGGCCATCAACACTGGTGCCGGCCAAGTCGGCTTGACCGCCGAGGTAATGACCGCCGGCCTGATCCAGGCCACCCGCGGCAAGACCGATGGAATCGATGCCAAGGTCCTGGAGGCTGCCGACAAGCGCTGGAAGGGCCGCCTCGGCTTGCAGCAGATGCTGTTGGAAGCGGCATGGGCCAATGGATACCATGGCAACAACTTTGACGCTGACCGGCGCGGCGTTCTGGAAGCCGCGTTCAGCGTGAACGACATCGCCGGTGTACTGTCAACCGTCGCAAACAAGGCCTTGCTCGCTGGCTACATGGGCGTGGACATGGCTTGGCGTGCGATTGCCGGCATCCGACCGGTGTCCGATTTCAAGACCGTGACCAGCTACCGCCTGACCGGTGCCAACCAGTACGAGAAGGTGGCCCCGACTGGCGAGATCAAGCACGGCACGTTGGCCGAACTGAGCTATACCAACAAGGCCGACACCTACGGCCTGATGCTGGGGATCTCGCGCCGGGATCTGATCAATGACGACCTGGGTGCCCTGAGCAACGTCCCGACCATGATCGGTCGCGGCGCTGCCATCAAGCTGAACGAAGTGTTCTGGACCGCGTTCATGGACAACGCCAGCTTCTTCACGAGCGGGAACGGAAACTACATCGACGGCGCTACCACCGTCCTGAGCATCGAAGGTCTGCGCCAGGCTGACCAGAAGTTCCTGGACCAGACCGACGCCGACGGCAAGCCGCTGGGCGTGAATGCGTCCATCCTGCTTGTCCCGTCTTCGCTGAAGGTGACCGCGCTCCAGATGATGAACAGCACCGAACTGGCTACCAGTGAGGCCCTGTCCAGTGGTGGTGCTAAGTTCGGCACCTCCAACCCGTTCGCTGGCGCGTATCGTCCGGTCGCTACCCCGTACCTGAACAACACCACGTTCACTGGTTACAGCGCGACCGCCTGGTACCTGTTGGCCAACCCGATGGACATTGCTACCATCGAAGTCGCGTTCCTGAACGGCGTCGAAGTTCCGACCGTCGAGACTGCAGATGCCGACTTTAACACCCTGGGAATCAATATGCGTGGCTATCACGACTTTGGCGTTACCAAGCAAGATTTCCGCGGTGGCGTGAAGAGCAAGGGCGCTGCCTGAGCATGAATGATGTAGGCCCGGCGGGTGCGTTGCCTGCCGGGTGAGCATCACGAAACACACAAGAAAACAAAGGAAAACCAATGGCTACCGCCAGAATCCTTCAGTCCGGAGTCCTCATCGATCACACCCCAGTTAGCGCTGTTGACGCCGGTGATGTCGTCATCGTCGGCACTGCCGACAGCGCCAATGCCTATGTCGGCATCGCTGCCAGCGACATTGCTGCCAATGCCCTCGGCGCTCTCGACGTGCGCGGCGTGGTGCGCCTGCCCAAGGCCACCACCTCGACCAGCGCCTTGGCTGCCGGCACGGTGGTTTACTGGAACAACTCCAGCGAAACCGTCGTGACCACGAACACGGAAACCCCGCTGGGCAAGGTGGCCGTTGCCGCCTCTGCCAGCGCCTCCACCGTGGATGTGCTGCTGTCCGCCTGACCGTGAACAAACCAGACCCCGGTGGTAGCAATGTGCCACCGGGGAACGGAATAGAAAATGAACCGCTTGCTGTCGGTCATCATCAACCACAAGAACCGCTCA